ATCAATATCTTGCTGATGTTGTGTGGATGGGTAGTATCTACAGACTTAGACTAGAACAAGGTAATTCAGTAAGACTTCCATCTAATCAAGAGTTAGCAGAACAACTTCAAACTGAATATCCTGGAGCAATTGTTCAAAGGATTTATCCAGTTGAAAAAACTCCAGAAGTAAAGATTTCTGATGTAAAGAGATATCATCCCGCAAAATTAGATTGGGTATAAATTATGGCTCAGTGGAATAAGAATATTCAGGACTACCTCAATGACGGTAGAACCCTATTTGAAGTTTTTATATGTTCAGATCAGTTTGGTAACATTGGTGCCTGTGGAGGAAACAATCAGTTTGAACTGAATGTCTCTGCTGGTATTATGACAGAGATGGCAAACGTTCATAAGTTTGGTTCTGTTGTTACAGGTTCTGGAACCTATGATACTGTATGGACAGAAGGTGGTCAATATGAGTTTCCTGTTAGTGCAGGTGTTGTAACCCTTGTCTCTAATGATACTCAAGATAATCCATCAGGAACTGGTGCAGCAACTGTAGTTGTTGAGGGTCTTGATAGTAACTTTGATGAAATTCAAGAAACAATAACACTAAATGGTACTGTTGGAGTTGCTGGAACTTTAAGTTTCCTCAGAACTCATAGAATGTTTGTTGATGAGGGTGATACCAATGTAGGTAATCTTACAGTATCAATTGGTAGTACAGTAACTTGTGCAATTGCTCCTGGTATGGGTCAGTCACAGGTTGCCTTCTATACAGTTCCTAGAGGTAAGAGTGCATTCTTAAAACAGTTCACAGCAACTCAGAATAAGAACCAAGAAAACTCTATGAGGTTATTTCAAAGAAAACCCAATGGTGTTGATAGACCATATAGAGTTGTAACTGAACTAAATCTATATGGAAGTAATATGATTAAGCCATATAGTTTCCCAGTTTTCTTTAGTGAAAAAACTGATTTAGAAGTTAGAGCATATACTGGATCAAACTGTACTGCATCAGCAATGTTTGATTTATTGGTAGCAGACAATAGTGTTCTTGGTATTGGAACTTAGGAGTCTTTATGAGTAACGCTGACATTTATCTTGGTAATCCGAATCTCAAGAAGGCTAACACCCAGATTGAGTTTAGTCAGGAGAACATTGAAGAATATATCAAATGTAAAGAAGACCCTGTCTACTTTGCAAGGAACTATGTGAAGATCGTCACACTTGATGCCGGTCTTCAACCTTTTAAGATGTATGATTTCCAGGAGAAACTGGTAAATAACTTTCACGAAAAAAGGTTTAATATCTGTAAGATGCCCCGACAGACTGGTAAGTCTACCACCGTGGTATCTTTTCTGTTGCACTATGCAATTTTCAATGATAGTGTTAATATCGGTATCCTAGCAAACAAGGCATCAACTGCAAGAGAACTTCTCAGTAGGTTACAGATTGCTTACGAGAACTTACCAAAGTGGATGCAACAGGGTATTCTAGCATGGAACAAAGGATCACTGGAGTTAGAAAATGGCAGTAAGATATTGGCAGCTTCTACGTCTGCGTCTGCTGTCCGAGGTATGTCATTTAACATCCTCTTTCTCGACGAATTCGCGTTCGTCCCAAATCACGTTGCTGACTCATTCTTTGCCTCTGTTTATCCTACTATTACGTCTGGTAAATCAACGAAGGTAATCATCGTCTCCACGCCACACGGTATGAATCACTTCTACCGTATGTGGCATGATGCGGAGAGAGGTCAAAACGATTACACACCAACTGATGTTCACTGGTCTCAGGTTCCTGGTAGAGATGAAGTCTGGAAAGAACAGACTATCAAGAACACATCAGAACAACAGTTCAAGGTTGAGTTTGAGTGTGAGTTCCTTGGTTCTGTTGATACACTGATTGCACCATCCAAACTCAAGACGATGGTGTATGAGAATCCTATCCAAAGAAATGCTGGATTAGACTTATATGAACATCCACAGAAAGAACACGACTATGTAATATCAGTTGACGTTGCCAGAGGTGTAGGTAATGATTACTCTGCCTTTATGGTGGTTGACATTACAACATTCCCTCACAAGGTAGTTGCAAAGTATAGAGATAATACTATCAAACCGATGTTGTTCCCTAGTGTCATCTATGAGGTGGCGAAGAACTTCAATGAAGCCTTTATCTTATGTGAGGTCAATGATGTTGGTGACCAGGTGGCATCTATTCTTCAATATGACCTTGAGTATCAGAACCTGTTGATGTGTTCGATGAGAGGTCGTGCAGGTCAGATTGTTGGTCAGGGTTTCTCTGGTAATAAGACACAGTTAGGTGTCAAGATGTCCAAGACTGTAAAGAAGGTTGGTTCATTCAACCTGAAGACTTTGATTGAGGAAGATAAACTTCTTCTCTGTGACTATGACACTATCTCAGAACTGACGACGTTTATTCAGAAACACAACTCCTTTGAAGCGGAAGAGGGTTGTAATGATGACTTGGCGATGTGTCTGGTCATCTATGCTTGGTTGGTGGCACAGGATTACTTCAAAGAACTGACTGACCAGGATGTTCGTAAGAGATTGTACGAAGAACAGAAGAACCAGATTGAACAGGACATGGCACCATTCGGTTTCCTAGATGATGGTCTAGGGACTGATAATTTTGTAGATGACGCCGGTGATAGGTGGTACTTAAATCAGATGGATGAATACGGTAACACTGCTGGTGGTTGGGAACTCTGGAACTACTGATGGACTTAGATGGTCAGATTAAACTAGGTCATCTACTTCTGAATGACAGGAAGTGTAGAACCTGTGGTAAGACAAAGAACTTGATAGAAGGTTTTTATAGAACTAGGAAAGATAGAGGACCAGTGGCATCATCATATTCTTATGAGTGTAAGGAGTGTACTATTAATAGAGTTAGAGAACATAAGAAGAAAACAGATCCATTTGTGGACTGGAACTATCCAGACTGGTAGTTCACGTCATATTTCCCCACTGAAAACACCCATATTCATAAATATTTTCAGATAAACTGAGATCACGGAGAAAAAAATGGCGACTCCTCAATTATCTCCTGGCTTAATTGTCAGAGAAGTTGATTTAACAGTAGGGAGAGCTGATAATGTTCTCGATAATATCGGTGCTATTGCTGGTCCCTTCGAAATCGGACCTGTAAACGAAGCGATTGATATTTCAACCGAACAGGATTTAATCAACACCTTTGGTAAGCCTCTTTCCACTGACAGACAGTATGAGTACTGGATGACTGCTTCATCCTACCTGTCATACGGTGGTGTTCTGAAAGTTGCAAGAGTCGCTGGTTCGACCCTGGCTAACTCCAATGCTGGTGCTGGTCTGGCTTCAACAGACATGTCTGGTTCTTCGGCAAGAATCGATAACTACGATGACTACCAGGCCAATCATACAACTGACGATTCCTTCAACTACGCAGCTAAGAACCCTGGTAAGTGGGCTGATAACCTGAGAGTTTGTGTTATCGATAACGCAACTGACCAGACAATCGGAATCAACACAACTAACCCTGGTGCCTCTGGTGCTATCGTTGGTTACGGTGTTACTGCAACACTTGATGGTGTTGTTATCCCTGGTGCTGGTTCAACTTCAACCTATACTGGTTACCTGAAGGGTATCATCACTGGTGTTACAACTGATTCCTCTGGTTCTAGTACGATTGATGTTAAGATCACTTCTAGAGTAAGTGGTAGTACTGAAACCCCAATCACTTATCAACAAAGTAATGATGCTGCTTCTTTTGGAGTAGCTGATACAATCAACTTTGTTAATAACTCTGGTATCAACACTGGTACTTCACAGGCAGCTACAACGGCAGTTGACTGGTACGATCAACAAACCCTTGGTTTGACCAACTCAACAGTCTTCTGGAAGTCAATCGCTCCTAGACCTGTTACCAGTAACTACACCTCACAGAGAAACGGTAAGAACGACGGTATCCACGTTGTAACTGTTGATGATACTGGTTCTGTTACAGGTATTCAAGGAAACATCCTTGAGAAGTTCTTGAACCTTTCTAAGGCAGTTGACGCAACTGCAGATGGTGATTCACCAACCAAGAGTTACTATAAGAGTTACGTTGCTGATAACTCAGCTTACGTTTACGCTGGTAAGAACCCTTCACAAGAAGCTGATTCATACTGGGGTACTTCACCTCTGGCATCTGGATTCTCTGCTGACTTTACACCTATCACCACTGGTGCTGGTATCTGGGGTCAAGAGGCTCAAGGTGTTACCTTCAGTTCAATTGGTTCAGTAAGTTACCTGTTTAGTGGTGGTGTTGACTATTCCGCAAACGGTGGAATGTTGGCAACTCTGGGTGATATCAATACGGCATACGACTTGTTCTCTAATAAGGACGAGATCGAAGTTGATTATATCATCATGGGACCTGGTTGTTCTGACGAATCACAATCACAGGCCAAGGCTAACAAGTGTATCTCTATCGCAGAAGCGAGAAAGGATTGTGTGGCAACTATTTCACCACACAGATCAAACGTTGTTAACGTCTCTAACTCGACAACGGCAACGACAAACCTCCTGAGATACTACGCACCACTTACTTCTTCATCATACGCTGTATTTGATAGTGGTTACAAGTACACTTACGATAGATTCAATAACGAGTTCAGATACATCCCAACCAACGGTGACGTTGCTGGTTTGATGACTCGTACTAACCTGGTTGCATTCCCTTGGTTCTCTCCAGCAGGTGCACAAAGAGGTACTCTGAATAACGCCATCAAGTTGGCTTACAACCCAACCAAGGCTCAGAGAGACCAGTTGTATCCCGCAAGAATCAACTCCATTATCAATCAAAAGGGTAGTGGAATCATCCTGTTCGGTGACAAGACTGGTCTTGGTTACGCTTCTGCATTCGACAGAATCAACGTAAGAAGACTGTTCCTCACAGTTGAACAGGCTCTGGAAGGAGCAGCTAACTCACAACTCTTCGAACTCAACGATAGTAACACAAGATCTAACTTCGTGAACATCGTTGAACCTTATCTGAGAGATGTTCAGGCTAAGAGAGGAGTTTACGACTTCCTCATCGTTTGTGATGACACCAACAATACTCCTGATGTAATTGACAACAATGAGTTTAGGGCAGACATCTACCTGAAGCCAACTAAATCAATTAACTTCGTTACACTCACATTCATCGCTACAAGAACTGGTATCCAGTTCTCTGAAGTTGCTGGTCGTGGCTGATCATTACAATAATAACCATCTAACAAAGGAGTACTAAAAAAATGGCTGAAGCAAGAACCATTTCTCAATTTAAATCAAAATTGGCGGGTGGTGCAGCCCGCCCCAATCTATTTGAAGTATCAATTCCTTCATTCCCTTCATCAGTATCCGACGCTTGGAACTCAGGTGACAACGGTGAGAACGGAACTTTCAAGTTCCTCTGTAAGGCAGCCAACCTTCCAGCTTCCACCGTTGCCCCCATCAATGTTCCTTTCAGAGGTAGAAATCTGAAGGTTGCTGGTGACAAGACATTCGCTGATTGGACTGTTACAGTCATCAATGATGAGGACTTCAGACTCAGAACGGCGTTTGAAAAGTGGTCTAACGCACTTAGTAAGTTGGATGATAACACTGGTGTTACCAACCCAGCTTCCTATATGACCGACGCATATGTCCAACAACTTGGTAGAGGTAGAGAGAAGTTCTCCACCGCAAATTCAGGTGGTGAACATTCTGTCCTGAGAACCTACAAGTTCTATGACATCTGGCCTAACAACATCAGTGAAATTGGTCTGAGTTATGATACAACTAATGATGTTGAAACTTTCACCGTAACCTTCTCTGTTCAATACTTCACCATCGGTGATTCTCTGGAATCTAACACTGGTGCTGTTGGAGAAGAATTGATTCGTTGATAAATACTAGAACAGAAGTCTAGTTTTAATCATAATGGCCAGATTATTTGGTTTTTCTATTGAAGATAACGAAAAGACCTCGCCTGGCGTAGTGTCCCCAGTTCCACCGTCGAAAGATGATGGTTCTGAGCACTATGTCAGTTCGGGGTTTTTTGGTTCTTATGTAGATATTGAAGGTACATATAAGACTGAGAACGATCTTATTCGTAGGTATCGTTCTATGGCACTCTATCCTGAGTGTGACAGTGCGATCGAAGATATTGTAAACGAAGCAATCGTTTCAGATACCAATGATAGTCCTGTTCAGATTGAGTTGTCTAATCTGAATGCCAGTGATGGTATCAAAAAGAAAATTAGAGAAGAGTTTAAGTATATTCTTGAGTTACTTGACTTTGACAAGAAGGCTCATGAGATTTTCCGTAACTGGTATATTGACGGAAGACTCTACTATAATAAGGTCATTGACCAGAAGAATCCAACTGCGGGTATCCAAGAACTGAGATACATTGATTCTTCTAAGATGAAGTATGTTCGTCAGTTGAAGAAGAAAGGAAAGGATAGTGTTAACACTGCCAGAGACCAGTTCACAAGTAGTGAAGGAACTGGTTATGACTTCCCTGAGATTGAAGAGTTCTTTATCTACACTCCTGGTAACATGGGAAGTGGTAGTGGATCATCTGCCACTGGTTATGGTGGTGGTGGAATGAAAGGTATCAAGATGACCAAGGATTCTGTCACCTATTGTACTTCTGGATTGGTAGACAGAAACAAGGGATCAACTCTTTCCTGGTTACACAAAGCAATTAAACCTCTCAATCAGTTGATGATGATTGAGGATTCACTTGTTATCTATCGTCTTTCAAGAGCACCTGAGAGAAGAATCTTCTACATTGATGTTGGTAACCTTCCTAAGATGAAGGCAGAACAATATCTTCGTGATGTTATGATGAGATATCGTAACAAATTGGTATATAATGCCGACACTGGTGAGATCAAGGATGACAAGAAGTTCATGTCTATGATGGAAGACTTCTGGCTTCCTAGACGTGAAGGTGGTCGTGGTACTGAGATTACTACACTTCCTGGTGGTCAAAACCTTGGT